CACAAGTATTAGCAGATGACCAAATAACTATGACTGTTGACCAAGGTTCATATTTTGCTTTTAAAGTAGATGATATTGAAGAAAGACAATCTCATGTAAACTTTGAAGCTCTTGCAACCTCTTCAGGTGCATATTCATTAAAGAAAAACTATGACTACAATGTCTTAAAATTTATTTATGACAACTCTAGTGATGGTACTGGAACAGGAACTGACGCTTCACCTATCGATGGTGATGCAGCTGTAGATACTTTGGCTAACTTAGTATCAACTGCTAAAAAGAACCTGGACAAAAATGATGTGCCAGAAGAAAATAGATGGTTAGTTTCATCACCTGAATTTTTTGAGCAATTAAGAAAAGCAGGCGGAAAACTATCTGATCAATCAGTAATGAATGACGGTGGTGCATCACAAATCAGAAATGGTAAAGTCACAGACAGACCATTATTTGGTTTTAACATGTACTCATCAAATGCAATTGCTGTATCAGGCGGTTCAGCTGCATCTCACACATTTGGTTCTGCGGGATCAAATGAGCATGTGTTCTTATACGGACATATGTCAGGAGTTGCAACTGTAAATCATATAGCAAAAACAGAATTAATCAGAGACCCTGATTCATTCGCAGACGTTGTCAGAGGACTACACGTCTTTGGAAGAAAAATCCTTAGAAGTGAAGCGGTTCAAAGAGGCGTTATAACAATAGGTTAATACCTAGGAGGATAATAGAACAATATGGCTACTTATGACAAAACAGGAAAAGGTGGTACTACTGGGCATCCTGCTAATGGTAGAACACCTTATTTAGTTGAAAATACAATTGACATCTCAGCAATTAACAGTAATTCTGGTACAGCTGATGGTGACATTGTACAGGTATTGGATATTCCTGCTGAAACTTTAATCATGGAAGCTGGAGTCGAGGTAATCACTGCATTATCAGGTTCTGCAACTATTGATTTAGGTATCACAGGTGGAGACGCTGATAGATATGTTGATGGAGATACTAACGCTACTGGCTTTAGTACACTTACAGCAACAGCTAGAGTCATCGTTTCAAGTGCTGATACACTAGATGCATTAATTGCAGGTGCAGCTTCAAGTGCGGGTAAAATCCGTGTTTTTGCTGTACTATGTGATGTATCAGGTATTGACGAAACTGATAACAACTAATAGATAAATAATTTAAGGGGGGTATTAATATCCCCCTTAATATATACCCCTTATAATAAATAGGATTTTATGACAACTTATGATTTAAGAAAAAAAACTGAGTCAAGTACAGGACAAAAAATTGTTTCGTTAGGTAATGATATAAGGGTTAAAAATTTAGAAAACAGAATTAACAATCAAGAACAAAAACTTGATAAAATATTAGAGTTACTACAAAATGGCAACAACTTATCTAACACTGACAAATAAAGTTCTTAGAGAACTTAATGAAACAGAATTAACTTCAAGTACGTTTGCCTCTAGTAGAGGTGTACAAACTGCAGTTAAAGATTTTGTAAATAAAGGTATACACGATATCTATAATGAGACTGGAGAGATACCTTTACTATACAGCAGAACATCACAAGATTTAGTAGTAGGAGATAATGAATATGATTTTCCAACTAATTTTAGAAAAGCTGATATGGATTCATTCTTTCTTAAACCAAAAGAACTAGTAACTAATGGTGAGTTTACATCTAATATAACTAGTTGGACTACAGGAGATGGATCACCATCACATACAACTAGTGGTAATGGTAGACTAAATCTAAATGATGCAGCAGCTTATCAAGCTATTAATACTACAGTAAACAAAACTTATAAACTACAAGTTAGAGTACTAAGCCCAAACAGTTCAACAAGTGGATTAATTGTTAGAGTAGGTACATCTGCAGGTGGAACACAGAATTTAAATACAACAAAAGCTGTAACTAATTTTAGAGAAGGTGCTATATTAAATACTACATTTACAGCTACAGCACAGACATCTTATATATATGTAGAATCAGATGGTGTACAATTAGATGTAGATTATGTAAGAATATCTAGAAGTGATATAGCATTAAGAAAATTAACATTTGTAACTTATGATAATTATTTACAAGTTTATAAAGTAACTGATGATACAAATAATAGTGGTAATTATTCTGACCCATTAAGGGTTTATATATTACCAGATCATTCTGCATTTGGTGTAAGTCCAAGACCAAATACTAGTGAGTATACAGTACATTATGATTATTATACTACGCATACAGATTTAGATGCACATGGGGACAATATGAGTTTACCAGATAGATTTGGAACATTAATAGTAGATAGAGCTAAGTATTACACATACATGTTAAGATCAGATCCACAACATGCACAGTTAGCAGATAGAGATTTTCAAAGAAAACTTAGATTACTAAAAGTAGATTACGCTACTAAAAATGATTACATGAGAAGTGATACTATAGGTGAAAGCATTACAACAAGTATAGGAGGTAGAGCATCATAATGGATAGAGATAAGAAAATGCAAGAACCAGAAGACAACATGAGATATGCTGAAAAGAAAGCTGTCAGAATGATGAATAATGGTTTAAATGATAAAGATGATTCTAACTTGTTAAAAAAAGAAAAAAAAGATTTTGAATTATTAAAAACAAAAGAATCCAAGAGTGATACATTTGGACCACTAACAAACAAAGAGACAGAAAGATTACAAAATTTATCTATAAAGAGAGAAAAAGATAAAGATGCCAACTACTGATTTAATATCACCTTTTGTAGTAAGTTGTGCTGGGGGTTTGACATTGAACAAAGATGTATTCTCAATGGCTCCTGGTGAAGCTCTTATATTACAGAATTTTGAACCTGATATAAAAGGTGGGTATAGAAGAGTTGGTGGTACAGCATTATTTAATACTACTATAGTACCAGAAGGATCTAGTAATACTAGTAAAGTAGTAGATTGTTCTATAGTATTTAATGGACAGGTTATCGTTGCAAGAGGTGGAGATATACATAGAGGTACAACTTCTGGCAGTTTTACATCATTAGCAACTGGATTAGGCACATCTACAAGAGCATACGATTTTGAAAAATTTAATTTTAATGGTACAGATAAATTAATTATTGCAACAGGACATTCACCTGCACAGATAATTAATTCTAGTTTTGCAGTAGATGTAGTAAATGCAACAGGTGGTGGTACAGCTCCAACTAATCCAAAGTTTGTAAAAGCATTTCAAAACCATATGTTTTATGCTGGTGCAAGTAATCCAGAAGAAGTTATATTTAGTGTACCATTTGCAGAAGATAATTTTACATCAGCTAGTGGTGCAGGATCATTTAGAGTTGACTCAGCTGTTGTTGGATTAAAAGTATTTAGGAATGAATTAATTGTATTTTGTCAAGATAGAATATATAAATTAACAGGTACATCATCAAGTAATTTTGCGGTACAAGAAGTTACAAGAAATATTGGTTGTAGAGATGGTGGTAGTATTCAAGAGATTGGTGGTGATGTTATATTCTTAGCACCAGATGGATTAAGAACTATTGCTGGTACTGCTAGAATTGGTGACGTTGAACTAGGATCTATATCTAGACAGATACAATCTAGAATTGATGATATAGGATTAAATAGAATATCATCTTTAGTTATTAGAGATAAATCACAATACAGATTATTTTATCCTACAACTAGTGGACCACAGGGTTCATCAAAAGGAATTATAGGAGTATTAAAAACTAATCCTAATACAGGAAATATTGGTTTTGAATATTCAGACATGGTAGGTATTAAACCTTCATGTACAGATTCAGATTTTATTAGTGGTACAGAGACACAGGTATTTGGTGGTTTTGATGGTTTTATTTATAAAATGGAGACTGGGAATACATTCGCTAATGGTTCTACTAACTCTACAATATTAGCCGTATATAGATCTCCAGATATGGTAATGGGAGATCCAGGTATTAGAAAATATATGCAAAGAGTTAATTTAAACTATCAAGGAGAGGGCACAAGTGTTACGGCAGATTTAGCAGTTAGATATGATTACGATGATCAGAACACACCTCAACCAAATAAAATATCAATAACATCAGGTGGAGGTGCAGCAGTTTATGGAGTTGCACTATATAACAACGCAACATATAATGCATCAGGTATACCTTTGATTAGACAATCAGTAGAAGGATCTGGATTTGCAGTTGCTTTAAAAATTGACGATCAAAGTAGTTCAGATGCCTTTTCAATAAAAGGATTTCAACTAGAATTTACCCCAGGAGGAAGAAGATA